AGCAAATAGGCATCTGTTCCTGACCCCTCAGGTGGATGAAAGTTCACCTGAGTGGGCAGCATTTAATGCAGCCCTCCTCTCACTTAGTGATGAGTTTAAGTTGAGCGGGAAGGTTTCTCCCTGCTCGTCTACGGATGTCATACGGCCCAAGAAAGGCCGTGCCCGGAAAAGGGCTCGTGTCGGGTTTCACCACTATTACACCAAGGGTGTTGGTAAACGTGAGGCTGTTCTCACTGAGATGCAGAAGCTGGAGATGTATGAGGTTGATAAGATCTCAGGCAAGGAAGACCGCGGCATTCAATTTCGTCACGTCGGTATGAATGCGGCATATAGTCGCTACATCGTCCCGATAGAGCACCGGCTGGTTACCCTATATGGAGGAAACAGCGTGCTGCCTTTTATGGCCAAGGGTTTGACACTTGAAGAGCGTGGGTTGGCTATCTGTCAGATGGCCGACAGGTTCAACAAACCAGCCTTTATATTGATGGATCATTCGCGGTTCGATGCTCATTTGGGTGTTGAGCTGTTGAAGGCAGTCCATCGGTTTTATGCTAGGGTTGTTGGTCGCGGTCGTAAGGAACTTATGCGTCTGCTTAAGTTCCAACTGGCTGGTAGAGGATACTCCGCAGGGGGTGTTCATTATCGGCATCGTGGAGGCCGTTGTAGCGGTGACCAGGATACGGGTTGTGGCAATAGTGTTGATAACTATGCCAACATCCGCTCATGGCTTGACCTGAGTGGAGTCTCCGGGGAGATTCTCCTTGATGGTGATGATTCTGTCGTTATCATTGAGGAATCCGACCTAGAGAAGCTCGTTGATTGCAAGAACCACATGCTCAAGTTGGGCATGGAAACGGAGTATGAGGTCGTTGGTGACATCAGTCAAGTTGAGTTTTGCCAGGCGAAAGTCGGCTTAACTCAGCACTCCGTTAGTTTGATCCCCAATCCGCTTAAGTTCTTGGGCAAGAGTAGGGTTTTGGCTCAGAATTGTGGGATCGACCAGGGCGTGCAAATTCT